AGGTAATGAGATGCGTAATGATGATGGATCTATTGCAACACTTGATGAAACAGGTTTACCTGCTATTCAAAATATAGGTGCTAAACTTAAAAGAGGTCAAAGAGTTGCAACTGTGATGAATTATCAGTTGAATGAAGAGATTGAAGGCTTCGAGCAAGATATGGATGCTTTGTTTAATGCTCTTGGTGCATTAGGAACGATGTTTAAAAAAGATTATTACGATTCAAACGGATATAGAATTTGTTCTGACTTAATCTATCCTGATAAGCTTATCATTAATGATTTTGCCCCTTCTTTTAAAGCTCCTGTAACTCATATTATTGAGAAATACCCGCAAGATGTAGTTTCATCGATTCGTTCTGGTGATTATATCGATTTTGATTTTGATCCTGATGCTCAAGATTCTTCAACTACTGATAACACTTTAGATAAAAACAATGCTAAAAAAACAAGTGATGAATCGCAAGCTGGTTTAATTATCTTTTTAGAACAACACACTTGGATTGATTTAGATAATGATGGTTATGCAGAGCCTTATATTGCCGTAGTGCATAAATCTTCTGGTAAACTTGTTAAGTTAGTTAAAAGATTCCACGAAAAAGATGTTAAGAAGAATAAAAAAGGCGAAATTCAATGTATTGAAGCAATAAACTTCTTTGTAAAATATATTTTTATCCCTTCTCCTGATGGCTCGTTTTATGGTATTGGCTTGGGTCACTTACTATTTAACATTAACTCATCAATCAATAGCTCAATTAATCAATTAACTGACGCTGGAACGCTTCAAAACACTGGTGGCGGCTTTATTTCTAAGTCATTAAATATGACTGGTGGAATGAAGCCTTTTAGACCTGCTGAATGGAAGATGGTTGAAAGCTTTGGTGGCAATATTAGAGATGCAATTGTGCCTTTACCAGTGCCAGAACCTTCACAAACCTTATTTGTTTTGATGCAATTCTTGGTTAATGCAGGAAAAGAACTTGGCTCTTTAAGAGATGTTTTGACTGGTGAAAATGCAGGTAATATTGCCGCCACAACTTATATGGGAATGGCTGAACAAGGACAAAAGCAATTTAAATCTGTGTTTATGAGAATTTATAATTCTCTAAAACAAGAAATTAAAATTTTCTACGAGCTAAATTCTGAATATTTAACTCAAAAGAAATATGCTGAAATTTTAGATATTAAGTTATTTGAAAGCCCAAGCGTAAAAGAAGATTTTAGCTTGAAAGGTTATGATATTGTGCCAGTAGCAAATCCTGAGAATGTTATTTCAATGCAAAAATTTGCAAAAGCTCAATTCTTAATGGGTTTTATTGGCTCTCCTATGGTTGACCAATTCTTATTGCATAGAACAGTATTTGAAACCGCTGGAATTGAAAACTTTGATAAATTTATTATTCCTCCACAACCGCAACCTGATCCAGTTATGGAAGTTGCAATGGCTCAAGAAGAAACTAAGCGTCTTAAAATTCAAGGCGATATGCAGAACGATGCTAATAGATTTCAATTAGATCAAGTTAAATTCCAAAAAGAATCAGCTAAATTAGATTCTGAAGTTTTAGTAAACTATGCCCAAGCTGGGAAGTTAGTTAAAGATACTGAAATGGCAGAAACTAAAAGCGACTTAAATATTTTAGATAATATTATTGTTGCAAAATCAAAAGAAAACGAAATGGAAGACCGCAAAGAAGATAGAAGATTTAAAGCGGCAGTAGAGCTAGCAAAGCTAGAGAATCAGCAAGTTAAAATTCCTAAAACAATACAAGAAAACAAAAATGAGGAATAAAACCGCTGCTGGTATATAATATTAATAAATTTTGAGTAAAAAAACATGAGTCAAATTGAAATGAAAGAGTTAAAGGATTGGTTGAACGATCCAACAGCGTTAAAGTTTAAGAAAATTTTATTAAATTCTCGCACTAAATTGTTGAATGATATGTCTCACAATTATATGGGACAAGGTGAAATCTTTGCTAAAGATTTAATCCTAAATTCTATGGGTCGTTGCAGAACATTAGAACAAATTTCTTGTTACTTTGGTTTAAAAGACGAAGCAAGTTTAGAGAGTTTAATTAAGCTTTTTTTGGGAGGTGAGAATGAGTAATATAAATACTTCTGGTTTTAAAGTTCCTGAATATCGAATTATGGTTTATGCAGATCAAGTATCGGAAGTAACAAAAGGTGGCATAATTATACCACATAAAACACTAGAAGATTTGCAGAATGCTAAAACCCTTGTTACGATCGTTGACATTGGTGAATTTGCTTTTGATCAAGGAACTAATAGAGAATGGAAAAATAAACCTAAAATAGGTGATAAAATTCTTATTCCTTATGGTGAAGGGTATAAACTGTTTAAAGAAGAAACAAAAGATGGTAAGGAATACAGAGTTATTCTTGATCGTAGTATTATAGTAATTCAAACAAATGAGGAAATATGCCAGTAATTGATAATACAGTAGAATTTGAAGAACCTAAGTTAGAAAAAGAGATTCCTGCGAATCCTATGTTTGAAAACATGGAGGAAGAAGAAACTTTAGAAGGAGAAATGGAATCAGATTTTAGTGTTAAATTTAAATCTGAAAAAGAGGAAAAGTATTATGATACTTTATCTGACGAAGAAAAAGAGGCTTGGAGCGGAGGTTGGAGAGGAAAATTATTTAGAGGTTTTTATAAAGATGGAACTCCTAAACCATATAAAACTGCCGAAGAGTTTCTTTCTTTCCAAAAAAGTCATACTCCTGTTCTAAATGAAAGAAATAGAAAGCTAACTGCTGAAAAAAGTTCTCTTGAAAGACAAATGGCAGAAATGCAAAAGCAAATGAATGTCATGCTTTCTGTTCAAAAACTTGCTTATGAAGAAAGGGCTCAAAATAAGTTTCAATCTTTAGATGAAGCTGAGGAATCAGCTATTTTAGAGGGAGATGTTGCTAAGGTTAGAGATATTCAGAAAAAACGCTCAGAGCTTGAGAAAAATAAAATATCTTTTGAAGAGCGAGAAGTTGAAAAACCAAAAACTCAAATTAGCCGTGATGAAAAAGTGCTTTTTGATAATTGGACTGCTGATAATACTTGGTTTCATCAAGATAAAGTAATGCAAGCAGCGGCGGCGGCGTATTTTGACGATTTATCTGAAAGAATATCTCTTGAAGAAAGATTGGAAATGGTTTCTGACGAAATTAAATCAAGATTTGGCGATAAATTGGGCATTACTAAAGCTCCAAAGGTTGAATCAGGCGCAAGAGGTATGAGTTCAAGAAAACAATACACTTACGGAGATTTACCAAAAGCAACAAAAGACGGCTGCGAACAACTTGCTAAAAAGTTTAATTTCAATGAAACGCAAATTAAACAAATGAAAGATAACGCCGTTAAAACTTATTTTAATTAAATTGAGAGAATTATATGACTAAAGAGAGAATCGTAGAATCAAATAGAAACAATGCCAAAGACCACGCTTTGGAAAGATTAACCAAGACTGATACTAGAGATGTCAGACCAGTGGATCGTGATATAGAGGTAATAAAACTACCTGATGGAAAAGAATTTGTAAGAACCGCCAGAACTTCGATAAGAAGACATGGACGCTTTGATTTGCCTAAAAAAACAGGTTTTCTAAGAAGATGGGTCTCTGCAAACCTTCCTAATGAGTTACAAAATGTAATTGATTTAGGATATAAACCAGCAACCAATGAAAACGGCGTAGAGTATGCTCCAGTAAGAGGCGGCACGAATAAACTAGGTGAAACTTTTTCATTGTACCCAATGGAAATTTCTGAGGAAATGTATAAAAAAATTGAGAGAGATAATAAAGCCAAAATTCAAAACAAAAACAAAGAGAGTTTAGAAAATATGTCAAATGATTTTGGTGATGGACTTACAACTTATGTAGGTAAAGATTTGTTAAAAACAATTAAACAATAAAAAAATTTTATGGCTAACGCTAATACCCCAGCTGGCTTAACGCCGCTAAAAAACTCTCCTTTTGTGGAGATTCCTAAAAACTACTACTACATTCCTGCAAGCTATGGAACCGCATTATTTATCGGCGATCCTGTGGTAAAAACTGGTACTTCTAACACTGCTAATGTTCTTGGTGATGGTAGACAATTTGCTGCTGGTTCTTTACCAGAAATTAACAAAGCAACTGCTGGTGATACTAATAAAATCACAGGCGTTATTGTTGGCTTCTTGTCAAAGGTAAGTGATTTGACTTTAAATTATAACACAGCTTCGACTGAAAGAGTTGCTATTGTTGCCGACAGTCCATTTCAAGAGTTTATGATTCAAGAAGAAACTGCTGGAACTGCTTTGGCTGCTACTTCTGTTGGCTTGAATGCTAATGTGGTATTTGCTGAATCTGGTTCAACTTCAACAGGTTTGTCTGGTGTAGAATTAGATACTTCAACTCCTGGTACTGACGCAACTTTCCAACTTAAAATATTACGCTTACTTGATGCTCCTGAAAATGCTATTGGTCAACATGCTAAATGGCGTGTTAAAATCAATAACCACACAGAAGCAAATATCGTTGCTGGTATATAATATTAATTTAAAATAAAATAAAACAATGTCTATTATTGTAACAGGTACTATCCCTGCAGCCTTAAAGCCGGGAATTACTACTTATTGGGGTTCGTACAGCGAAGATGATTTATTAGCTGCAAAATTGGTTAAAATGCAAACAACCGATGAGCAGTTTGATAGAGATGTCTTGGTAAGTCCTTTTGGTCTATTTAACACTAAAAACGAAGGTGCTGGTGTTGATTATGATTCAATGACTCAAGGTTATGTGTCAACTTATAATCAAAGAACTCGTGCCTTAGGTTTTCAAGTTTCTTGGGAAGCTCAAAAATTCAGCAAATACTTTGATGTAGTTGCTAAAGGTAACGAATATTTAGCTAGATCACTTCGTGAAACTAAAGAAGTTGATGTTTCTAACTTGTTTAACAACGGTTTTGATTCTAACTACACTTTTGGAGATAATAAGAAGTTTTTTGCTACTGATCACCCTTCTCGTGCAGGAAACTTCTCTAATACACTTTCAACTCCAGTTGACCTTTGCGAAGAAGCTTTGGAAGAATTGTGTATCCAAATTGGTCTTGCTACCAACGATAGAGGAATCCAAGCTAAATTAAAACCTGTGTTGTTACAAGTACCAGAAGCTTTGAAATTTGAAGCTGTTCGTATTTTGGAATCTCAACTTCGTGCTAATACCGCTAATAACGATATTAATGCTATGAATAAAATGGGATTGTTTGCACAAGGAATTGTTGTGAACCCTCACTTGACTTCTGATTCAGCTTACTTCATCAAAACCGATGCTCCAGAAGGTGCTAAAATGATTACCGCTGTTCAAGGTGAATTTAGCAACGATGGTTCTTTCGAGTCTGGTGATGAGAAATATAAAATGATGACTTCTTATTCAGTTGGAGTTACTGACCCTCGTGGTTACTATGCTTCTGAAGGAATCTAATTTATTAACTATTGTCCTATTGGGTAAAAGGGGGTGAAATTCCCCCTACAATTAAATTCATATATTTATGCCAACTACAAATTTTACAAAGGGCGTTACTAATATTACCGCTCAAAACATTTTGGGACAAATGATCCAATTGGATCCAACTCAAATGCACACTTACTTTAACGATTTTGACGCTTACGCTGCGGCAGATTGGACAGTAACCGAAACTCAAGCTGGTGCAACTCAAGCATTAACTAATGTTGACGGTGGTGTTCTTTTGCTTACTAACTCAGCAGCAGACAATGATTTAAACGCTTTGCAAAAAGTTGGTGAATCATTTAAGTTTGAAGCAGGCAAGAAATTGTTTTTCAAAGCAAGATTTGCCGTTTCTGATGCAACTCAATCTGATTTTGTTATTGGTCTTCAAATCACCGACGCAACTCCATTGGCTGTAACTGATGGCGTTTATTTCAGAAAGCATGACGGCGATGCTAACTTAGACTTCGTTGTCATTAAAGATTCAACTGCTTCAACTGCAACCGCAATTGCTACCGCTGTTGACGCAACTTACATTACTGTAGGTTTCTATTACAATGGCGTTGATGAAGTGGTTTATGCCGCTTCTACCGATAGCCTAAATCCAACTGTTTTAGGTAAATTGGCAATAACTAACCTTCCTAACGATGAGGAATTAACTATTTCTTTTGGTATTCAGAATGGCGAAGCTGTAGCTAAAACTATGTCTGTTGATTATGTTTTTGCAGCTAAAGAAAGATAAACTAGGAGCAAATTATGCGTAGAATTGAAATAAACATGGATCTGGCGGATGTTGATGATGATGGAGTGTTCCAGAATCAAACACTAGGCGGCGCTGGTAGCTTTACTCTTAACGGAGCTGGGGTTACTAGCGGTGAATGGGTTACGCCAGATTTATTTGCTAAACAAATTGGCTTTGCTTCAACTGGTAACATTTCAGGAGTAACTTTTACTGTTTCTGGCTATCAAGACAAAAACAAAACAATTGCTATTTCTGAACAATTAGCTGGTCCTAACAACAACACAGTAGAAACTACGAATTATTTTTATTCAATTCAAAGCATTTCTGCTGGTGCGGCTGTTGGAACCAATACTAAAGCTGGTCCAGTTGACGAAGCTATTTCTCAAATAATTCCTATTAAAAGAAGTTATTCTGATAGAAGCGAAAGACAAGTTGGATTGACTTTTATTGTAACAGGAACTATTGATTATACTGTTCAACAAACTAATGACGATGTTCAATCTTTAACTGATAGAACATTTAATTGGCTTGATAGTGACGATACTAATGTTGTTTCTGCAACTTCTTCTAACAATAGTAACTATATTGCAATACCTCAAGCGATGAGAGTTAAAATTAATTCTTATTCTACTGGTGCAGAATTATTAATACAGGTGAACTAGTATGGATTACCGAGTAATATGTGACAGGACGGGATTTAAAAAATGGCGTTCAGAGTGTCAATATGAATGGGACGGCAAATTAGTTTGGAAGAAGGTTTGGAGGAGAAGACAGCCCCAAGATACTGGGATTGTCTATCCTCCAGCCCAAAAAATTCCTGATTCAAGACCAGAAACAACTGATACTTTTATTAATGTGCCAGTACCAAATTATAATTAATTTAATAAGTAAATAATATGAAAAAATGTGGAACTAAAAAAGGTGGCAAGAAAAAATAATTCTTGCTATTTTAAAAATTAATATTAATAATTAAGCAATATTTGAGTAAATGATGATTGCTAGTGAAAAACACTCAAATAGACATGGTCGAGCCATTAACAATATCAGATGAAAATTTAGCAATAAAGAACGAAGGTGATTGTTTCAATTTGCCTATAATGGCAGATAAATATAACAAAGATGTTTCGGTTTTATCTAATATACAAAAAATAGAATTAGCTGAATATTACCTTAAGAATTATTTTGAAGGTTCTGAACAAACAGCAAAAGAACTTCCCCTAGAGCATTTTATTTGCAATAAAACATATACTCGTCAAATAACCCTGCCTAAAGATATAATCTTAACTGGAAAAGTCCATAATTTCGATCACACCAGCATTTTGTCTAAAGGCGATGTAACAATTATGACTGATGAGGGAGTTACTCGCATAAAAGCTCCTGCAACATGGATTTCAAAAGCAGGAACAAAGCGTTTAATCTATGTTCATGAAGAAACAATATGGGCTACTATCCATCAAAGCGAAAATACTATTGTTGAAGATTTAGAAAAAGAGTTGGTGCAT